GCTTCCGCCTCGACCCTGGCCGCCTCCGCAGCCGCCGCGGCTTCCGCCTCGACCCTGGCCGCCTCCGCAGCCGCCGCGGCTTCCGCCTCGACCCTGGCCGCCTCCGCAGCCTTGTCGGCCGGGGTGGTCCGGGTGCGGGTCTTGCTCTTCTCCTCGACCACGAGGCCGAGCTCGACGAGCCGCTTGACCTCGGCCTTGTCGACCTCGGGCGGGAGGTAGGTGCCACGGGAGAGGTAGATCTCGTGGCGCGCGTCGGTGACCTTCGCCACCAGGAGCTGGGCGGTGACGCGGTGCGCCATCGTCACAGCCCCGTGTTCGTGAAGACGATGCCCGCGAGGGGCTCGAGGACGATGGGCACCGTCACCCGGCGAGCGCGCACCAGGTACCCCTCGAACTCCTTCTCCTCGCGCAGCGACTTGACCTCGACGCCCACGCCGTCGGCGGCCTGGGAGTAGCCGGGCGACTCGATCTTCTCGTCGGCCATGCCACCGAGCTGCTCGGTGTCGACGAGGAACGGGTTGGTCGACGGGGAGTGGGAGGTCTTGGTCCAGGTCAGACCGAGGACCTCGGGCCACTCGCCCGTCAGCAGCGGGTTGCCGTTCTCCCGCGGCAGGATCCCGGCGGACCACAGCAGGCCCATGGCCTTGGCCCACTGCAGGTCGGTCAAGACGATCGCGTCCGGAGTGTAGCCCTCATCGAGGGCGTCGACCTGGGCCTTGGCCTGCAGGACGCCGTTGACGATCGCCGCGGCCGTGGCCCACGCGCCGGGGTTGCCCACGGCCGTGACGTTGAACGTCGCGGTCAGCTTCGACGCGATGACGCCCAGAGCGGCCGAGTCGACCGTCTTGACGTTCATGTTGACGAGCTTGGTCAGCCCCTTGTTGACCGGGCTCATCTTCAGACGCGAGATCGCCTCGTCGGTGATCGGCAGATCGCGGCCCCACTTGGAGACCTTCGCCGCCGCGAACTCACCAGACGCGGCCTTGGTGCGAGGGAACGCCCCCCCGGGGGAGATCTCCTCGGCCGCGTCCTCGGTGAACAGCGACTCACCGGTCTCGTAGAAGATGCCGCCGCCCTGTGCGACGAAGCGCCCCTTGAGCAGGAAGTCCGCGATGTACCGCTGGGAGGCCAGCGTGCGGACCCTGCGAGCGAGCGTCTGCGGGGTCTTGAGCAGGTGGTGGATCTCCTGCACCGTCAGGTTGCTCCCGGTCTGCGCGGGAGCGGGGTAGGTGTACCCGGACATGTGTTGGTCCCTTCTCAGCGGGCCATGAGGATGTCGACGAGCACGTCCGTGCCGCCGGTGAGCGCGAGCCCGACGACCTCTGTGGCGTCCTCGGGGGTCACGGCGTCGCGCGCGGCGACCCCGCTGTTGGCCGCCGCGACGACCAGCTCGCCGGCGACGATCTCGCCGACGGCCAGGATCGGCTGGACACCGCCGATGAAGACGGCGACCTTCGTGCCGGTCACGGCGTCGGTGGATGCGGTGCCGATCCACGCGGCCGCGGTCGAAGCGTCAGCGGGGCTGACGGCCCGGGCGCCAGTGATCTCGACCAGGTCGCCACCGACGACGTCGGCGGCCACGTCGAACGTGATCGGCACGCCCGGGGGGAAGGTGTAACGGGACTCGCTCATGGGGCTCAGCCCTCCTCGTTCGTCGCCGGGTCGCCCCAGGCCTTGGTGTACAGGTGGTCGTCGTCGCTGGACTGGTCGACACCACCGGTCACACCGCGAGCGGTGAGGGGGATGGTGTCCTTCGGCAGCTGGTTGAGGACCTCGGCCGCGCCTGGGTCGGCCTCCAGCTGGGTGAGCCAGTGCTCACGGCGGGCGGGCGGGATCCGGCCGTCGTGGACCGCGGCGTCCACCGCGGCGGTCCGGGCCGCGGCGACCTGCTCGGTGCGAGCCTCACGACCAGCCGCGGCGTCCTGCTGCAGCTGGGCGAGCGCGCCCTCATCGATCAGCGCCGTGCCGGTGGGCGCGGTGGCCGGCGCGGGCCGGTCGAGCGCCTCGTTGACGGCTGCGAGCAGACCGTCGTCGTCGAGCTGCGCGTCGGCGGGGATGCCGAGCCGGGCACGCAGCCCCTTCTTGAGTTCCGGCATGGGGCCGGCTCCCTTCTCTCTGTGAGCGACATCCACCGGCGGCGCCGGAGGCTTGGGGGGTGACGCCGGGACGGCGTCGACCAGACGGGACAGCGCCGAGTCCGGACGACCCGGGTGGCCGGCCGACGCGTGAGCCGGGATCACCGGCGCCGGCGCTGCCGCGCGCCCGGCGTAGGTGAACCGCGAGCGCAGGTCGTCCAGCGCCTCGTCGAGGTCCTCGTCGTCCTGGTCGGGGTCGATGACCGTCGGGTCGGAGGCCGGGTCGGAGTCGTCAGCGATCGAGGACGCGAGGCCCGCGTCGACGGCCTCCTGCGCGGAGTACCAGGTCTCGGCCTTCATCGCGGCCCGCCAGTCGGCGACGTCGCCGCCGGCCCGCTCGGCGTACACGCCGGCGATGTTCTGGGAGAGGCGGTCCAGGACGGCGGACTCCTTGGCGAGCTGCTCGGCGTTGCCCCACGCGAACGCCGACGCGTCGTGGATCATCAGCTCGGAGTTGCGCGCCATCACCAGCTCGTCACCGCCCATCGCGATGAACGACGCCGCCGACGCCGCGATCCCGTCGACCTGGATCCGGACGTAGGCCTTGGTCCGGCGGATCACGTTCAGGATCGCGATGCCGTCGTACACCTCACCGCCGGTGGAGTTGATGTACAGGTTGATCCGGTCGACGTCGGCGATCGCCGCCCAGTCCTTCGCGAACTGGGAGGCCGTGACCCCGTACCAGCCGCCGATCCCGGCGTACAGGTAGACGTCCGCGACGGACTCCTCGGAGCCCTCGTCCGGGTCGACGACCGCGGTCGGGCGGAGCGTGATCCGGTAGCCCGCAGCGGGCCGCTTCCCGGGCTTCAGCTGGGTGGGTGCCATGGCTTCTCCTCTTGCGGTTCGGGCGCCGGAGACGGCGCAGGGGACGGGCCAGGCGCGGGTGCCGGGTCGTCGGGTGGCGCGTCGCCCAGGACGGCCCCAGCACGCGTCGCGAGGTCGCGTGCCTCGGCCTGCGTGACGACCGTCCCGACGGCCAGGTAGGTCTTCTGCAGGACCTCAGCGGCGAACCGGGCCCGAGCGGCGTCGACGGGGTCGTAGACGGCGCCCGTGGCCGGGACACCGGGCTGCTTGGGCTTGGGCTTGGGCAGACCGAAGGTGGTGCGCAGGAACTGCTCGAGGTCCTCGGACGGGGTCAGCGCACCGCAGTCGATCAGAGACTTGATGGCCTCCGCGGTGACAGGGCTGCGCGACCCGATCTCGTCGAACACGACCAGCGGTGCCTGCTCGTCCGGCCCGAAGTTGATGTCGACGAGGTCCTCGACGACGTGCTGGTTCAGGACGTCGGCGACCTGCAGCGCCACGGTCTGCAGCGACAGGGTGAAGAAGTCCGCGAACGTCGTACCCAGCGCCCACGAGCCCGTCTCGGTACCGAGGTTCAGGAAGTGCGCGAGGACGGCCCGGGCGATCTGCTCGTCGTAGTACCGGATCGGCGCGTCGGCGTCCGGCAACGTCCCATCGACGCCCTTGAGGGTGAGCTTGGCCCCGTTGGGAACCGCAGCTCCGGCGTTCTCACCCGACCGGAACGCCTTCGTCATCTTCAGGCCCTCGGCCAGGTCCGCGGTCTCGAGCCGCTGGCGGGCCTCAGGATCGGTGACGCCGGTGAAGTCGGCACCCTCGTACACCGGGACACCCATCCCGTTGCGGTCGACCGCCTGGACCTGGACCCGCAGCAGCCGGTCCTTGAGCAGCCAGAACTTGTACGCCGGTCGCAGCAGCGACTGGCCCAGCCAGTTCCCACCCTCACGGTCGTTGACGTACACGACCAGGCGCTCCACACCCATCGTGCGGTCCTTGCCGACCAGACCGGCCTGCGTGATCGCGACCAGGCCACCGTCCGCCGCGACGTCGATCTTCGACAGGGTGCGAGGCGGGCGCCACCCCAGCTTGCGCAACCTGGCCATGCCCGCGTCGTCGATGCGGTACACCTGCTCGAACACCGAGTGCCCGAACGGCAACATCAGCAACGCCAGGCGCAGGTGCTCGGCGAAGGAGAACCGGTCACGCGACCGACGCGGCCGGTCCTCGACAGGGTCCGCACCCAGCAGCGGCAGACCGAGGTCCTCCGCGACCAGGCGGGCGACCTCAGGTCGTGCGCCGGCCGGATCAACCCGCCACTGCGTGCGACGGATCGGCAGCGTCACCGCGCGGAGCACGGACCCGACCTGCGCGTCCTGGCGGCGCATCGCGTCGTAGACCTCGACGGACCGCGGCCACCGCAGCTCAGGAGTCTGCTCCTCCTCGTCCGGGGAGACCCAGAACCCCGAGGCGCCGGCCTGGTAGCCGATCTCGGTCGTCACAGCAGGCACGGACGCCTCCCTTCCGCTCAGAAGCCGATCGAGGACAGGTCACCGGTCAGGTCCGCCCCGGCCTCCGGGGCCAACGCCTGAGGTGGCGGTGGAGGTGGAGGTGGCTCCACCGGTGCCTTGTGCAGCAGCCACACGGCCGACGCGAAGGACACCAGCGGGGCGGCGTCGGTCGGGGAGTGCGCACGGTCGAACACCCGGGCGTCGGCCGACAACGTCCGGGTCACCGCCGTCGCGGCAGCCATGTCCAGCGCCGGCTGCAGGTTGTGACGGACCGTGCCGTCACGGACCGCGTCGAACACCGTCGAGAACACCTCGAGCAGATCCGCCCCGGCCTGGTCGACGACCGGGATCGTGAACGTCACGTCCTCGGCCAGCTGCCGCATCAGCGGGGAGACCGGTGCACCACGGGTCTGACCCGTCACCCGCCGGATCCGCGAGCGCCGGTCGGGATGCATCAGCCAGCCCGCGACCCAGTCCTGGCCGTAGCGGGCCGCGACCACCACCGCCTGGTCCTGGCCGTCGGCGCGCTTGCCCGCGAACGTCACGTAGGTGTGCGACCGGTCGAACGACGTGTCCAGGCCGACGTCGACCGGCCCCACCAGGAGGTCCTGCTCGGCCACGGCCGGCTTGCCGTCCGGGCCCACGACGGGGGTGTTCTGGCCCTTCTCCCATGAGCCGGCCGGGAACGGGCCGGCCAGGGAGCCGTCGGACCACTGGCACAGGACCTCGGTGCGGAAGACCCACTCGGGTTCCTTCAGCGCCGCGATGATCGCCCGCTCGGTGAACCTCGGGTTCCAGTTCAGCGACGGGTTGGCCTGAGCCCAGCCCTGCCGGTCGCGGCGATCGCACCCCGGCACGGCCGACCACTCGAACAAGCCGAGGGTGTCGGCCTCGACCTCGAGCTCGGCGAGCGTCAGGTCGTCGCCGAGGTCCTCGCCGTCTTCACCGGCGAGCAGGTCACCGACCGCCTCCAGGTCGAATTGCGTCGGGCCGGAGTCCCTGTCCGCTCCGGCGGCCACGATCCCGTCCGGGTCACCCAGCGCCTCATGGGCCTGCCGGCGCAGGTAGCGCAGCACTACCGAGGTGATGTCGCCGGCGTTCGAGAACGCCAGGATCAGCGCCTCGGCCTGAGCCATGGTCGTGTGGGTGATCGCACCCCAGGCGTCCCATGTCTGGTGCTCGCGCAGCTCGTCGAGGAGCACGAGGTTCCCCGACAGCCCCCGGCCGGCCCTGCGGTTCGCGGCCTTGACCTTCCACCGGGTTCGGTTCGTCAGCTCCAGGGCCTTCTTGCCGTTGACCTTGATGACCTTGCGGATCAGCTCGGACAGCTCGGCGTTGCCCTCGGCGAGCTCGACCGCCTCGCCCCATACCTCCTCAGCGGTGTCCAGGTCCTGAGCCGTGCCCAGCACCAGCGGCCACTCCCACACGACCATGAACCACAACGCCAGGACCATCGCGACCAGCGACTTGCCGTTCTGCCGGGCGACGAGCACCACAACCTGACGGAACCGCAACGACCCGTCCGGGCCGAGCTCGAGCATGTGCACCAGCAGCCACTGCTGCCACGGGTACAGCGAGATCCCCAGGACGTGCAGGGCGAAGTCGATGACGTCGTACCCGAGGGTCCGCGCCTCGGTCGCCGGCGAACGGGGCTCCAGCGGTGCGAGCGGCGGGGTGAAGACCCGTGGGGTCTCGCACCCGAAGACCCTGCTACGCCCGGGCCCCCCGGTGCCGAGCAGCCGCGTCCCTGAGGCTCGAGACCGTGCCGCCGGAACCACCACTGGCGCCGCCTCCTCTCGCCGGCACAGCCGGCGCAGACGACGGCGTGATCAGCAGCTGGTCGCAGGCCTTCAGGTAGGTCGGGATCGTCCCGAACGTCGCCTTCTGCAGCTGGTCCATCCCGGCGCGCTGCGCCTCGTCGATCAGCCACGCCAACGTCTTGACCGCCGCCACCGCCCCGGCGTACCTGCGATCGCCCAGGTGCGGTGCCGCAGCGATCGCGGCCGCCGTCGCGTCCGCCATGTAGCCACGCCGGCGCACCGGCTTGACCAACGGGGCGAACCGGTCACCCCAGGCGCGGATCTGCTCGGCGGTCTGCCGCTCGACCAGGAGCGCCGGATGCGGCACGACCCGCCCGCGCGGGTCCTTGACGACCATGCCCTCGGCGTCGACGCGCCGGCGGGCCTCACGCAGCCTGGCCATCAGCGTGCAGAACGCCTCGAGCGCCGCGCGGTCGACCGTGCCAGCGAGGTCGTTCGACGCGACGATCTCGCGCCACACCACCGCGGCCTCGGCCGGCAGACCCTCCGGAGGTGCCAGCTCCTCAGGAGACGGGGACCGTCCGCTCACAGGCTCACGCTCCCCCACCGTCATCTCCCCGACCTCGAGCAGCTCACCCACCGCGAGCGCGGTGATCAGCGGTGCGTCGACGTCCGGCTCGTCGCAGTACTGCGGCCGCAGGGCCGCCACGAGGTTCGACAGGTGCCGGCGAGAGAGCCGCCAGTCCACGACCACGGCGACGTCGGCGACCGCCATGTGCGGGAAGTCCGCCAGGACCTCACGCACCGCAAGCTCGAACCGCTCCAGCTCGGACGCCCGGGAGTACCTGTCCCGCGAGCCGGGCACCAACGCCCTGCGGACCGCGTTGCGCGAAGCCCGCCGACGACGAGCGATCGCACGGATCGCACCACCCGCGGCGTGCTCACCCCGGATCGCCGGGCGATCGTGCACGACCTCAGAAGCTCCGGGGCGCCAGAGGCGAGGAGAAGAGCGCCTCGAGGACCTTGCGCTGCCAGGGGGCGGGCTCGACGCCCTGCTCCCGCATGAGTACCTCGACCCGGGCGGCGAGGATCTCGCTCTGCGGCGGTGTCGGAGGGGCCGAAGGACGAAGGGACCCGGTGCGTCTCCCGACCAGCGGGGGCCTCGGGCCGGGGTTGGCGGCCGTGCGCATCGTCCTCACCTCCTCCGGGGGGCCTTCAGTTCAGTGCATCCGTGCAGGTCAGGGTCCATTTTCGCTTCCACATCGGCCACCTCCAGAGGGGAGGGGGGCCTCCGGTCCGGGGGAGAGAGGACGGAGCCTGCGCGGACAGACCGGGGGGCGGACAGGCTGGATTTTCGAACGACCGTTCGAAGAGGCGTGCCTGCCTAGCCCTTGCGGTAAGGGTTGGGCTCGCCGGGCCGCGCGCTGCGGCCCTCGTCCCAGACGGCGGCCAGCGACTGCTTGCGCATGCCGCCGACGATCGCGGCGATCGCGGCCGAGGCGATGAAGACGAGGACGAGCACGGCGAGGGCCCACAGGAGCCAGAGCCACGGGTTCACTTCGGTCCACCCATCTCTCGGGAATCGGTCAAGTTCACCATGTCGACCAGGCACCGAGGTCAGGCGCCAAGGCCTCGGGCCAGCTGCCCGGGAAGTCCCGCACACCATCGTCGCGGTCGAACCGCGCAAACCACCGGTCGACCCCAGCCAGGGTGTGCACCAAGTCACCACGGCGACGGGCACGGACCCTGTCCTTCAGCACGTCCGGTGGGAGCAGCAGCACGAACACCGCAGTCGCCCCTACCTGCCGCGCCGTCGCGGACCGCGCCGAGCTCGACGCACCCGACCGGATCACCACCGCTCGAGCAGACGGGCTGCGACCCAGACGATCCAGCGCATCGGAGAACTCCCGATCACCACGCCACTGCACGTCGTCCCGGTCGAAGACCGAGAGGCCCGAGGCGCGGGCGGTCGTCGTCTTGCCCGCACCAGGCGGACCGCACAGCAGCACCACGGTGCGGCTCACCAGGCACTCACCCCAAGGTCCGGCACGCCGGCCGCGTCGGGGCCGGCCGACTTGTTGCAGTCCAGGTGAGCCGGACCCATGTTCGACGGCTCCCACGTCAGCTCCGGGAACCGCCTGCGCGAGAGCAAGTGCTGCACCGAGCACGACTGCGGATGCGGGTAGCGCAGCGAGTAGTCGATCGGCAGCTGGCACAACACACACACCGCACGCGTCCGGGCACCCTCAGCCCGCACCCGCTCCAACGCATCCGCCCGGCGCCGGCCCGCCCACTCCGGAATCGAACGACCGTCGTCCACGCCTGTCTCCCGCCGTCGTCGGCCACGACCCGGGCACCGATCACATCGGCTGGGTGGTGAGGGTGCGCGCCAGGACGACGGCGGGGACGAGAGGGGAGACGAGAGGGGGGACGGCACCAGCTGGACCGAGCACACCCAGCCGCGCACCTGAGGTGAGAAGGGGCCGGCGACCCCCGACCGCTGGAGGTTCGACGACGGCGTCCCTCGCACCGCCCGCCTGCCCAGCACCCACCGGGCTCGGCGGGGCGGCCTGCCTCCGACCCACCGGGCTCGGCGGGGCGGCCTGCCTCCGTTCGGCCCGCAGGCCGCCTGGGAAGCACAAAGGCCCCGCAGCCGACGCCGCGGAGCCTGAACGAGGGCACACTCGTGCGCCTCTCGGGTAACAACATAGCGGCTATCCACCAGAACGTCACGCACCCTCGGCAGACGCCCGCACGTCGTCGACGTGATAGCGGACGTCCCGGCCCGTCCCCACCCGCCGCCACCGCAGACGCGCCGCCCGCATCTTCACCGCTGCCGGCGACGTGCCCAGCAGCCGCGCCGCGTGGTCGACCGTGATGAACATGACCCGCGCCCGCGGCCACCCCGACCACACGACGTAGGGCACCGTCCGATCGCAGCGATCGCAGCGCAACGCGGCGTCGCTCCGGTTCTCCCCACCCAGCGGAGAGACCAGGTGACCACGACACATCGGGTTCGGACACAGCACGCCCGTGCGCACCGGGCGCACGCCGCGCCGCGCCAGCCGGCGGAACAGCCGCAGATGCCGGCCGAGCTCGACGACGAACGCCCTGGCGCGGGCCTCGTCCAGCTGGCCGAGCACCACCGAGACCCGCTCGGCCAGGAGCCTCAGCGCCGCCGGGACCAGCCTCCCCAGCGGGCAGTCGACGTCGAGCACCGAGACCCAGTGCGTCGACCACTCCGCGACCCCATCGAGCGCACGACGGTGCTCGTCCGCGTCGAGCAGGACCTGCACGCCAGGAGGCAGCCGAGGACCGATCCCGGCACCGGCGCCCGACGCCGGCACCCTCGGATCCAGAGCGGCCACCAGCTCCACCAGCTCGGCGAGCTCCAGCAGGTCATCCCTGGCGTTCAGCTCCTCGACCGTCATCGCCGCCCACCACGACGACCACGACGACGCGCACCGTCACCGCCATCCGGGGGGACCTGCGGCGCGAGACCCGTACCTGCCCCGCCCGCACCTGCCAGACCAGACCTGGACCCGACCCGACCCGACCCGACCCGACCCGGGGTATCTGGATTCTGCAGACTTCCGATCTGCTGAGATCTGCTGATCGGCGCCAGATCGGGCACCTCGGCCGTCGCGGGCCCCGCGCCGACCCCGGGGGGCGTCGCACGGGCCGCGCCAGACCTCTTGGCCGTCGCAGGCCCCGCGCCAGCCCCGGGGGGCGTCGCACGGGCCGCGCCAGACCTCTTCCCCGTCGCAGGCCCCGCGCCGACCCCAGAGGGCGTCGCACGGGCCGCGCCAGACCTCTTCCCCGTCGCAGGCCCCGCGCCGACCCCAGAGGGCGTCGCACGGGCCGCGCCAGGCATCGGCGTTCCCGGCTCGAGCGGCAGCTCGTCCGGATCCGCCAGCGGCGGCGGGACGATGCCGTACTGGCCGAGGATCGTCTCGTGCTTGTGGAGCCAGGCACGAGACGCCGGCGAGAAGTACGGCTCGTCCGGGACCAGCAGCAGCGGATACACCTCGTCCGCAGCCGCGAGCGCCGCGTCGGCGTCTTCCTTCGGGAAGGCCTTCGCGATCCCGCCGCGACCGGAGTTGCACGCACCGCAGGCCACGACCGAGGTGTCGGCCGAGGCCGGGCGGCCCGGGGGCCGGTGGTCGTAGGTGCCGCCCTTCGCGCCGCGGCGGTCTGCCCAGAACACGATCTTCTGGCAGTAGCGGCACGCGTCGCCGTCGCGGATCCGCACCAGCAGCGTGACGTGCTTGTTCGAGTTGTCCCTGCGCTGCTGGTCTTCCCAATCGAGGACCTCCTGGGTCTTCAGGTGGACGAACTTCACGTCGTTGATCAGCCGCAGTGACGGGCGCCCGTCGACCACGATCTCCGTCACGAGCCCGCCGTACGACGCGAACTTGATCCGCACCTCGAGACGCTGCCGCGTCCCGGCGATCAGACGGGCCGTCGCCATCGACACGATGTACTCGCTCACGTGCGGGTGCAGCGCCGCCTGCGCCGCGACACGGATGAACCAGCCGAAGACGACGTCGACAGTGTCGTCGTCCGCATCCGGGTGCTCGCCGCACTCCAGCAGCGCCGGGTACGTGGCGGCGTTGTCACCGAGCCTCAGCCAGGCCATCGCGTCGTGTACTCCTCATCATCGGTCCGGTGGGTGGTCCGTGAGCGCGGGGCGGTGGTCGGGCGAGCTCGGCGCGGATCGTGCCCCCGAGCAGGTCGCCGGGGCGCCAGACCGCGGTGCGCACGCCGGCGTTCGCGAGCGCCTGGAGCCAGACCCTTCTGGGCGACGCGCAGCGGTACTCCGCGGCCGTCATGGTGCGGCACGGGAGGCAGAGCAGCTCATCTCCCCACGATGAGCCAGTGCCGGTCGGCCTCGTCCTCGTCGTCGTCGCCGATGTACCTGTGGATGTCCTCGAGCGAGGAGAACAGGATGCCGCCGTCGTCTTCGCCGCCCAGCGCCGTACCGCAGTCCGAGCAGCTCGCGATGATCCGAACGCACGCATCCGGAGCCGCCCACGCGGGCAGCGGGTAGGGCACCAGCACGCGCAGACCGAGGATCGCCTCGAAGTCCTCCAGGAGCGGCCGAGCGAACGCGTCGACGGCCGCGCGCGACGCGAGGAAGGCCCGCGCGTTCTCCACACGCCTGTCGTCGGTCGACGGTCCCGGTGCAGGCACGTCGATCGGAAGCGTCTCCTCGATCACGACTCGTCCCCGCCAGTGCCGGCCTCGACGGCCGCGAGCGACGCCTTGATGGCGTCGACGTCGATCCAACCGCGCTCCATCAGACCCTCGGCGATCGCCGTGATCTTCGTCGACGTCGTGTCCTGCTTGATCACCGACACCACCGCAGCGCGGACCTCCAGGAACTCCGTCGCCGTCATCGCCGATGTGCTAGCCATCTCCGTGTCCCCTCGCTCGTTCCTGCTGCCACCTGGCCTGCGCCTCGTCGAGTCGCCGCAGCGCCTTCCGCAGCGCCCGATCCGGGCCCCCTCCGCGGCGGTGCCACGACCGGGGCCGCTTCATCCCCTTCGCCTTCTGCCGGTGCGTCACGGCGTCATCAGCTCGTGCACGACGAACCACGTGTCCTCTGAGGTCACGCGCTTCACGCCGGCGGCCTTCATCACCCGGCGCCGGTTGCCGGTGCCGGGCAACAGGTCCTCGTCGGTCAGGCCGAGCTCGAGCGCGGCGTCGGCCAGAAGCCGCGCCTTGCGCCGGCGTCGGGCCTCGTCGACGGGCCGGTGTCCAAAGGCGTCGTCGCTCATCGGGGCAGCCCGTTCGCGATCTGGAGAAGCGCGGCGCCGTGGCACCACGCTGGGTGGTTGCCCCAGCGCGTCGGCCGCGCGACCACGACAGCGCCCGGGTGGTCGGCCCGCCGCTCAGGCATCGGTCGCTCCGACCGTCGCTCGAGCGCGCGCAGCCACCATGGCGATCTTCAGCACGAGTGCGTCGAGAGAGGTCCCTTGGTGCCCCTGGAGGTGCTCGTATGCCCCGAGCGCAGTGACCGCGACGTCGAGCAGCTCGTCGACGACGTCCTGGACGGTGTGAGTGATGCCCTTGCGCGGGTTCTGGCCCGTCATGCCGATGAATGCGGCAATGACCTCGCCGGCCTCCTCTGTGATCTTCGCCAAGCGGCCCCAGGAGACTGCCTCCGGGGCACGATCGGCGTTGCCCGCGTCGATCCACTCCGACAGCCAGACCAGGTCGCCTGCTGCCTCGTCGAACTCGCTGACGTCGACGTCGGGTCGGTGCAGGAGTTCGAGCGGGCCGTGTTCTTCGATGATCTCGGCAGCGGTCCACGACCCGATGTCGCGCACGACGCCGTACATGACTTCGCCGTCGCCGCAGTCGAAGGTGACAACGTGCGTCGGCCCGAACCCCGGCTGGGTGGACCGCAGCAGGCACTCCGCCGGCAGGGTCGCGAGCTCGGCCGCGGTCGAGATCGTCTGGCCGCTCATCGGGCGTCCAGCGTGGTGGTGGGGCCGCCGGTGGTCGGCGGCGTCGACCGGAAGAGCGCGGCGCCGGGGCGGCGCCCGGGAGGCAGGGTGTATGGGTCCGGCTGGCCGTCGATGCGGCGCAGCAGCAGGCCACCCTCGCGGACGTGCTCACGCACCTCCGGCGCGAGCCCCTGGCGCTCGGAGGGGGTCGGCCGGTACCACTCCCACTCCGCCTCGGGCGCCCACGACGGCCAGGGCTCGGGCGGGTAGAATATCGACCGCGCGAGGCCCTGGCAGCCCGGCGTCGCACGGCACCCGATCACGAACGGGGTGACGCCCTCGTCGACGTGGACGGCCACCGTGAAGCGGCCGCACTCCCCGCAGTGCCAGGCGTTCTTCGCGCCAGCTGGTGCGCTCATCGTCTCGACTCCTTCCGGCCGTTCCAGCGCAGTACTCGACCGCTCGTCGGTTGGGTCGGGTGCTCACGGGTCGCGTCGGTCAGCGCGTACCCGAGCCAGACGCCGCGGGGCTGGCCCTTCGTGAGGAGGTGCTCGCAGGCCGCCACCTGGGCGTGCCACCACTCCTCGAAGTACCAGCGCCCGGCCAGCGGCCCGTCTGCGCACACGACGACCGGCTTCTTGCCGACCCACATCGCAGCGCGCACCGCCTTCGGCGCCTCCGCGGTGGCGGCGGGGCGGGCCATCAGGCCACCCTCCGAGCCGCGGCCCGAGCGCCGACGAACACGCCGAGCACGTCCTGGCGGACCGGCACGGCACGCCGCGCTGCCCTCTCGACGGTCGCCACCGCGGCGCCGCAGCGCGCGGCCGCACGGGCGAGGTCCTCACCGCCGCGGACGAGCCACATGAACTCGTCGAGATCCAGCGGCCCGTCCTCCACGGGTGAGGTGTGCGGCGTCGCCGCCGGCTCGTCGAGGTCCTCGTCGTCCCAGCACAGGGGCGGCAGGTAGCCCGCAGCGGCCGCGCGCGTGCGGGTCCGGGCGCTTGTACCCGGGACCGCCGACAGTGCCCTGTACGCGGCGCAGGCGGCCTCGTGGACCCGCAGATAGGTCCACCCCCGGTCGGCGTCCGCGGTCACGTTCACCGAGCTCCAGCCCGGCCCGCCCGCGGCCGTGATCACGGCGTGCGTGTGCCCCAGAGCGAGGAGGGCCCGGACCCGGCGGATCGCGCCCACCGCAGGCACCCGGTCGTTCGGACGGCACCGGCGCGCGATCACCGTCTCGAACCGCACCTCGAGCAGGCGCAGCGCGATCCGGTGCTGCACCGTCGCGAAGCTGGCCCGCTCGATGTCACGGACGTGGGTACCCGAGCAGCCTGCCGCCTCCGCGAGCGCCCGCTGCGACACCCCCGCCGCCCGCAACGCGAGCACCCGGGCACGCACGAGCTCGACCGGCATGGGCGACGTCGCCCTGCCGCGAGCGCGCGCGACCCGCCATGCCTTGTGCCGGTTCACTCGACGTCGCCCGCCTCGCCGATGTCGTCGAGGTCCAGGTCGTCCTGGTCGTCGTCGGTGCCGTCGTCGGATGGCACGCGCACGACCCCGGAGCCGTCGACCACTACGCCGGCGGGCCAGGGGCCGTCGAGGATCTCGCCCGTGCCCTGCTGGACGCGCAGGCCGTCGATCTCGAGCTCGGGCTGGGCCGTGTGGGCCTCACGGGCCGCGCGCAACAGCCGGTCCGCGAGGTCGAGGTCCCCGGGCAGGACCGGCTGCACGTCGACGACCTGGCACACCGCCTCGACCTCGCCGGAGTGCACGCTCTCGACGCGTTTGGCGACCGCCACGCGGACCAGCAGCGTGAACTCGTCACCGTCATCCGCAGCGAGCAACGACCGCTCGATCGCGGGCAGACCGTTGTGTGCGGTGTCTTTCGGCAGGGCGCCCAAGAGCTTCGTCATCGCAGAGGTTCCTTCATCGAGGTGGTGGTGGTCATGAGGTCGCGCCGCAGATCGGGCACAGGCCGGTGGTCGCGTGCCGCTCGTTGAGGTGCTGACGCTCGTCGGCGCGGATCACGGACTCCCAGCACTCGCCGCACGCCATGCCGCCGACCTTCCGGCCGGTCCTGTGCTCGAGGCGGCGGCAACGGGCCGAGGCCCTCGGCGCTAGCGCGTGGTCAGGGCCGAGGTGCCATGCCCGGCCGATGCCGGTCGGGCGGACCGTGCCGGCCGCGATCCGAGCCATCCGCACGCCGGCGCCAACGCCGAGTCGCTTGGCGCGGATCGCCTCCTGCTCCTCGATCGGGAGCTTGAGGAGAGCGAGCCGACCGGAGACGGTGATCTGCGAGAGCCCGACCTTCCCGCCGACCTCGGCGTCCGACAGGCCGCCCATCTTCTTCAGCCGCAGCAGCGCGCGGGCCTCCTCGATCGGATCCAGTCCGGAGCGCTGGCCGTTCTCGACGAGCATCTTCGCCAGCACGTCGTCCGGAGCCATGTCGCGGCGGACGACGACCTCCACCCGACGCCAGCCCAGCCGACGCGCCGCCTCGTGACGGCGGTGGCCCGCGACGATGACCAGCCGGCCGCCATCGGTCTTGCGGACGATCAGCGGCTGGATCAGGCCGTGCTCGGCGATCGACTCCATCAGCTCGGTCAGGTCACCCAACGACTCGCGCGGGTTCTCCGGGTCCGGCTCCACCAGGTCGAGGAGGACCTCGACCAGCTGGCCCTCCGCCGGCAGCGACACCGGGACCGCCCCAGAAGGCAGCCGCGGCACCGGCTTCGGCGCCGGACCGTGCGCCGCTGCGACCGCGGCCTCCAACGCACTCGACATGCTCATCGCTCCTCGCTCTCCACGTCTCCGTCGATGGACTCCACAGGCGGGCGGACCGAGCTCCACCCCACCCGTTGCGGCAACCCGTGCCTGCGCTGGAGGTAGGCCCGCTCGCCCTCGGTCAGACCGCCCCAGATGCCGTGCACCGCATGCGTCAGCCCCCACGCCGTGCACGGCCGCAGCAACGGACACCCCCCGCAGATCGCCTTCGCGACCTCGACCCCCTCGGCATCGGCCGAGAACGAGAACCACAGCTCCGGGTCCTCCTCCGCGCACGCCGCCCGCTGGTCGGCACCGAGGAACTCGGGCAGCTCCAGGCCGAGGGCCGGGTGTGAACCCGTCAACGGAGCACCCCCCCCCCGCTCGACGGCCGGCGACGGCATGTTCATCAGTCGCCCAGGCCCTCAACGTCGACCCGGGTCCACGAGACCTCGGCGACCTCCAGGACAACGGCGCGGATCGGCTCGCCGGCCGCCTGGAGCTCAAGGAGGCCGGCGACCTGGGCCCGGGCGTCGTGCTCGTCGCTCGTCTCACGGGTCACCGGGTGGAACTCGCCGTCCCCCAGCGGGTCGACGGTCTCGAAGGACACGCGCCAGCGGCGACCGTCGTCGACGACCTCCGTCATCGGCTGCCGGCAGCCCAGGCAGTACCCGTCGGACGGGTGCTGGGCTGCGAGTGCGCCCGTCCACATGCCCGACGTGCCGCAGCCCGGGGTGGTGTTGCACCGGTAGTTCGTGTACTTCTTCAGCGGCAGCAGCTCGACGGAGGGCTCAGGCATCGGTGTCGGCCTCGTCGTCGACGTCGTCGGAGCCCTCGTCGCTCTCGTCGTCGTCGGCCTCGTGGAGGATCTCCGGGCCGCCGGCGCCGACGACCTCGGAGCCCCTCACGTCGGTCGACGGCCCCATGTTCGCGAGCGCGGCGCGCTCGGCGTCGGACGGGGTGTAGCCGAGGCGCTGGAGGAGGGCGTAGTACGACGGCGCGCACTGCTGGACGTCGCCGAATCCCTGCAAGCCGAGGCCCCTGGCCCAGCCGTTCCCGTCGAGGGTGTGGGGCAGGCCCTGGTCGAGGGCTGGCTGCTCGGTCGCTGTGGTGTGCTCGACGATCTGCGCCAGGAGGAGCACGAGCGGGGAGCCCGCCGGCAGCGACGCGTACACCGCGCCGAAGTCGCCGGTGAGGCCCGCGAGCGTGAGCCACTTCGTGGCGGCGTTGTCACCCCACGTGTAGAGGTGCTGGCCGCGGGAGACGAACTCGACGGTGACGGAGGCGAGCTCGGCGATCTGGTCGGCGGTCAGGCGCCGCTCGCCACGCAGGAACGAGCACAGGAACTCCGCGCGGAGCGTGTGCGCACGACCGGACGCCTCAAGCGCGGCCTCGCGGGCCGCGGCGGCCGCGGCGCGGGCAGCCTCCTCCGCTGCGCGCTTCCTGGCCGCGGCCGCCGACTCCTTCTTGCCGACGGCGACCGGGGCGACGAGCTTGAAGTACTTGTTCTTCGCCTCGATCGCCGCGAGGTCGGGGCGCTTCTTCGCGAGCGCCTTCACACGGGCTTCCGTCAGCCGCTCCAGACCCCACTCCTCGGTAGGCCCGAACGTGCCGAGGACCTCGTGCGTCGGGGCGTCGCCGGTGAGCTTCAGCGCCTTGCCGGTCCGGACGATCGGCACAGCCAGGACCTCGAGGATCGCCAGGTGCTCGAGCATCCGGGCGGCCCGCTTCCGGTCGTCCTTGGCGGACTGCAACGCCCACGGGAAGTCGTAGGAGCCGACCTTCTCCAGCAGCTTCGTGTACGTCTTCTCGTCGTCGGCGAACGCGTCGATCTCGTTGACCTGCTCGAGGGTCAGCTGCTTGGCGTCGACGAGCTTCTGTGCCGCCTTCGGGAGCCGGGCGACGGCACGCCGCGAGCGCACCCACTCCGCGGACTTGTGCAGCTCGCCGGGCAGGTCACGCTCGTCGACGCCGAGGTCGAGGAACCCCTGCACTAGCTGGGCCTGCTCGGTGAACGACAGGTCCTCGCGGTGGATCGTCGCCCGAATCAGGTCGCGCAGCGCATCCAGGTCCGACGTCGGCGGGAACAACGCCGCCGGGACCGTCAGGCGCCCGGCCGCGCGCGAGTGCGTCACTCGCCGGTGACCGTCGATCGCGAGCCAGCGGCCCTCCACGGCAGGGTTCGGTCGCAGGAGGACCTCCTGGACGACGCCGCGGTGGCAGATGTCCTCGAGCAGCTCCTCGTCGATCGTGACCGAGCGGTGCTCAGGGTTGCGCGGGTCAGGGTCGATCAGGTCGACGTCGACCTCACCGTGCGTCACGCGCTGGGCACCCCCGGTCAGCTCGTCCAGTGCCGTCGTCGACGACGCCGCAGCCTCGGGCGCCGGGACCTCGGTCCGCTTCGTCCGGGCGGCCATCAGAGCGCACCTGCTTCGGCCGCGGCCGCGAGGCGGTCGGTGCGCTCGATCGCGGCGAGCACGACCGAGGCGGCCTTCACCAGGTCCGCGTGCTCGTACGACGGGTGATCGGCCGCGGCCGCACGCTCCAGGTAGCCGCGCGCGAAGGTCGCCAACTCGGCCGGGCTGTGCTGGTCGTCGTGCTCGGCGTCGTATCCGATGTGGGCGTGGCGCCCACGCTCGACCAGGACGTCCGCGATGGCGGTCGCGGTGCTCTCGGGGGCCTCGCCCAGCGCGATGATCGCGCGGCCGATCGGGGTCAGGCCATCGTCAACGGACAACGTCACGGCCACGCTGTGGATCTCGGGGACGCGGTCAGCGTCGGGGTTCTCGGTCACGAGGGTGCTTCTCTCTCCCGTCGTCGAGGCGGGTTCGGGTCGGTCGGGATCAGTCGCGGTGCGTGTCGTCGTTGGCCTGGAGGGCCTTGTAGTCGGGGATCCGGGCCAGGCGGGCGCGGCGGTCCACTTCGCGCTGACGCTGTCGGGCGGCGGCCTCGGCGAGCTCGGCCGCGCGGTCCTCCTCCCACCGGCAGCTCG